GTTCCTGTAATACAAAGATTCCCGCCAAAAGGATCGGCGGAATGGCAGCGACAGCAAGTTGAAAAACAAGCCATCCAACCAGACACAACTATTGAAGAATTGGCGCTTGGCCCCGGCAGGCTTGCTCTTGCGGGAGCTAAATCACTCGCAAAAAAATTGGTAAGTAGTCCAAAAGGAAAAGTGCCGGAATTTAGGATTGCTTCTGAAGTTGATGATATGGACTCAAACATCCGTATGCTTCGTGACCACGATTATTTTCCCCAGCTTTCTCCGGCGCAAAGAACAGAAAAAGAAATTGCAAAAAATAAAGAAGCTCTGAGTGATGCGTTTTTAGAAAGTGCGGAAGCAGCAGCCCAAAGAGGAGCCGCAGAAACGGGCGCGGTTGCTTACGATAAACTGACCAACGGTGCTTACGCTGACGGTAAGTACAAAAAAGGCGGCGCTATCAGCCTGAAGGACTGCAAGGTGTCTACCTGCACGCCCAGCAAGAAAAAATCAAACTGGTAAACAAACATGGCCTATTCTGGAACCGTTGGACAGACCGTTATAACGGTTCAGCAGCTCATCGACCACGGTGCGCGTCGGTGCGGGAAGCTGGCCGAGGAATTGACGGTCGAGCAGGTCCAGTCGGCCAAGGAATCGTTGTTCATCCTGTTGTCAAACATCGCCAACATGGGCATCAACTACTGGGCCATCAGCAAGAAGGTCATCGGCCTGAACGCCGACCAGTACATCTACACCTTGCCCGTGGGCGCGATTGACGCTCTGAACGTGCTGTACCGCACCATGGACCGCCCCAACGGTGCCTACACCTCATCCGCAGGCGGCACGGTGGCCAACGTCTACGACGGCGACGTCAATACCTACTGCCAGCAGACATCGGCCAACGGCAACATCGCAATCAATTTTGGGACCACCAACCCGCAGTACGTCGGCTCCATTGGGTTCTTGCCCTACGTCTCTGGCGGCGGGTCGGCCACGTGGAGCTACACGCTCCAGTACTCGACCGACGGTTCCACGTGGAACACTTTGGATACAGGCACCAGCGTGGCGGTGGCGGACAACCAGTGGGTGTGGACGGACATCGACCCCGGGCAGAACGTGGCCTACTACCGCATGGTCGCCACAGGCGGCACGACGCTTGCTTTGCGTGAGCTGTACTTTGGCACGATGGCCCGTGAGCTCCAGATGGCGCGCCTGAACCGCGACGACTACACCAACCTGCCCAACAAGCAATTCACGGCCAACCAGCCCTTCCAGTTCTGGTTCGACCGCACGATCCCCCAGCCGACCATGTACCTATGGCCGGTCCCATCGAGCGCGTTTGTCCAGATGACCGTCTGGTACTCGCGCCAGATCATGGACGTTGGATCGCTTTCCGGCCAACTGGAAATCCCGCAGCGCTGGTATGAGGCCATCCTGATGATGCTCTCGCACCGCATGAGCTTGGAGCTGCCTGCGGTGCAGGCTGACCGAATCGGCTACCTTGAAAACCAAGCGGACAAGTATTTCAACATGGCCGAGCAGGAAGAGCGTGACAAGTCGCCGATCTACTACAGCCCGAACATTTCCGTGTACACACGCTGATGCCAAGATTCCTCAACACCGAAGGACTGACGTCACTTGCGATTGCGGTATGCGACCGGTGCAAGATGAAGCGCGCGTTCGTCCAGCTTGGGCCGGACCCTAACTTCCCCGGCCTGCGCGTGTGCGATCAGGGTTGCATGGATACGTTGGACCCATACCGGCTGGCGGCACGCCAGACCGAGCGGATAAACTTGCGTTTCCCACGGCCGGATGTCAGCGTGGATGCGGGCGACAATTACCTGATAACCGGTGGAAACAACGAGTTTCAGATCTCGACCGAGCAGAACACGCAGACGCCTACGCAGACCGGAAACAAGGATACGATTGCCCCAAGCCCACCTAGCAATACGAGCACATAATGTCCGCACAAGTAACCATATCCCAACTGCCCACGGCTGGTGCGATCACCGGAACCGAACTCGTCCCCGTGGTCCAGAATGGGGTCACGGTCCAGACTACGGCTGCGGCGCTTGCGGGCTCACCTGTCCAGACCTACACCTACCTGACGGTATCCCAGACCCCGCAGTTGGCCAACAGCCGCTATGTTGGGGTGACCAACGGCCTGACCATCACCGATGGCGGTGCCCAAGGGCTGTTCAATATCAGCACCACAGGCGCTTTGCTGTCGCTGGTGAACTCCGGTACTGGGTTTCAGGTAAAAACGTCTGCAACGGCCATTACGCCCCGTTCTATCACTGTTTCTGGGACTGGCTTGTCCATCACCAACGGCAGCGGCGTGTCTGGTGACCCGACCATCTCGTTGACGGGCCAAATTTCCAACCTTGCAAACGCCAGCTTCAATGGCCTTGTCGTGCTTTCCACCGCTGGTGCGGTCACTTCGGCCACCATAACGGGCACATCAAACCAAATCGTTGTCACCAATGGCAACGGTATCAGTGGCAACCCCACAGTGGGCCTTGCCGACAACCCCGTGCTGCCCGGCGCGGCCAGTGCGACCCTGCCAATCGGAACCACAGGCGACCGCCCCGGAAGCCCCGTCAACGGGATGCTGCGCTACAACAGCAGCATCGCACTATTCGAGGGCTACATCAACAACGCATGGTCCAGCCTTGCCGCTGGCTCGGGCGTAACGTCTATCGCTACAGGCACCGGCCTGACCGGCGGCCCAATCACCTCGACTGGAACGATTTCCATCGACAGCACCGTGGTGACCCTGACCGGCACCCAGACTCTGACAAATAAAAGCATTCCTGCCTCCTCCCTAACCGGGACCGTGGCGGTGGCAAATGGCGGTACTGCGCTGTCGGCTACGCCTACCAACGGCCAACTGCCAATCGGAAACGGAACCGGGTACTCGTTGGCCACGTTGACTGCCGGGTCCGGAATCAGCATCACCAACACGGCTGGCGGCATCAGCATTGCAACCAGTGGCGGGTCTAGCGGCACGGTTACCAGCGTCAGCTTCACCGGCGGCATTATTTCCGTGGCCACTGCTACCACGACCCCGGCGTTGACCGTTGCCGGAACCAGTGGCGGTATCCCGTACTTCACCAGCGCGTCCGCTTGGGCATCTAGCGCGGTTTTGGCAGCAAACGCGATAGTTGTTGGTGGGGGCGCTGGGGTAACCCCGAGCACCGTCACCACCGGGACGGGTGTTGTGACCGCTCTAGGGGTCAATACTGGCTCTGCAGGGGCTTTTGTGGTCAACGGCGGTGCCTTGGGCACCCCGAGCAGCGGCACGGTCACCAACCTGACTGGGACCGCATCAATTAACATCAACGGTACTGTGGGCGCTACAACTGCCAACACAGGTGCGTTCACGACTGTGACGGCCACAACTGGAATCTTTGGAGGTACTTTCTAATGGCTGCAACTGGCTACACCCCAATTTCGCTGTACTACAGCGCCACGGCGTCTTCTGTTCCGCTGTCTGCAAACCTCGTTGCCGGGGAGCTTGCGCTCAATACCAACGACGGCAAGCTGTACTACAAAAACAGCAGCGGCACGGTGACTTTGCTGGCAAGCAACGCCACAACGACCAACGTCAGCACAATCTCATTTGGATCGACTGGTTTGACGCCAGCCACGGCAACCTCGGGCGCGGTAACAGTTGCGGGGACTTTAGTCAATACCGCAGGCGGCACAGGGCAATCCAGCGCATTTACGCAGTACGGGATAACCTACGCAAGTACAACAACCGCATTGGCTACTACTGCTGCCGGAACAACCACTACGGTGCTGCACGGCAACGCGGCTGGTGCGCCTACATTTGGCGCGGTTTCGCTTACTGCAGATATTTCCGGTACGTTGGGCGCAGCAAATGGTGGAACCGGTGTAGCAAATAACGCCGCAAGCACCATCACCATTTCGGGCAGCTTTGGCACGACGTTAACGGTTAGCGGAACGACTGCGGTGACTTTGCCTACAACGGGCACTTTGGCTACGCTTGCTGGCAGTGAGACCTTTACCAACAAGACACTGACCAACCCCACCGTCACCAACTACGTTGAAACCCTGCAAGCAGTAGGCACAGTTGGCGCGTCTAGCACCTTGGCTCTTACAACTGGCACTGTGCTGACTGCAACATTGACAGCATCTACGCCCTGCACGTTCACTATGCCTACAGCAACTGCCGGTAAGTCATTCATTTTGATTCTGACGCAAGCAGCGTCCGGCATGACCACCGCGACATTCACCGGTGTTAAATGGCCCGGAGGTACTGCGCCAACCATTACCGCAACCGCATCGGCGGTAGACATCATCAGCTTTGTGGCTAATGGTTCTGTTTGGTACGGAAATGCAGCACAGGCGTTTGCATAATGTTTGCGTCTAAAAACTTCTTCATTACCCGCAACGCGGGAGGCTACCTAGTCATTGAGCAGTTTCTTGCGTCTGGCTCATGGAAGTGCCCATCTGGTGTTACCAAGGTGGATTACCTTGTTGTAGCTGGAGGCGGTGGTGGTGGTGGTGTTTATAACGGTGCGGCTGGTGGAGGTGCTGCCGGAGGTTTTCTTACGGGAACATCTTTATCTGTAACACCCGGTTCTACTTATACAGTTACGGTTGGCGCTGGTGGAGCTAACGGCCCAGCAAGCAATCCCGGCCCCGGAACTGCTGGTTCTAATTCTAGTTTTAGCGCATATGGTACTGCTGCTGTTGGCGGCGGTTATGGCGGCGACAGAAATGGAAATGGAAGTGTTGGCGGTTCCGGCGGTGGGTCAGGCAGTGCATCAGGCCCAGGGTCTGCTGGTACATCAGGCCAAGGTAATGCGGGCGGTCAAGGTGTTGATTATCCAGTTCCGGTGGGTCTTTCAGGTATGGCGGGGGGCGGTGGCGGTGCTGGTGCTGCTGGCACAAATGGAACTTCAGTAGGGGGCGGTGCTGGCGGTGCTGGTACAGCGTCTTCTATTTCTGGGACATCCACCTACTACGCTGGCGGCGGCGGTGGTGGTGCATACAGCGTAAACTTTACTACTACAGGTGGTACTGGCGGCGGCGGTGCGGGCGGTAAAAAAGATGGCGGCACTGTTGCGGCAACTGCTGGAACGGTTAATACAGGTGGTGGCGGCGGTGGCGGTGGAACTACCAATGGTGCGGACACAATGGCTGGTGCTTCTGGCGGCTCCGGCATTGTCATCTTGTCCTACACCATGCCAAAAGGCACAGCCATTCAATTCCTGTCTACTGCGACATGGAAAGCACCAGCAGGCATCTCTACCGTTGACTACTTGGTGGTTGGCGGTGGCGGCGGTGGCGGCGCTAACGTAGGCGGCGGCGGCGGCGCAGGAGGATTCCGCACAGGAACGGCGCTATCTGTTACGCCCGGAACAAGTTACACAATTACAGTTGGTGCGGCTGGAACTGGTGGTGTAACCAATGTAAATGGAACGGCTGGTAGTGATTCTGTATTTAGCAGCATCACATCTACAGGCGGCGGTTACGGGCCGTATTACGGGGGCACTGGCGGTAATGGTGGTTCTGGCGGCGGTGGCGCTTCTTTTAATGGAGGATTCCGTTCTGGAGGAACGGGAAATACGCCATCAACAAGCCCAAGTCAAGGCAACAATGGTGGAACAGGCGACAACGGTAGCGGCAGTCACAATGCCGCTGGCGGTGGTGGTGGTGCAAGCGCAGTAGGTGCGAACGTCACAACAGGAACAGGAACTGGAGGCGCAGGAGGTGCTGGTACTGCATCATCCATCAGCGGTTCTTCAGTAACTTACGCTGGTGGAGGCGGTGGTGGTGGTGACACTGGTGGCGGTGGTGCTGGAGGCTCTGGTGGCGGTGGTGCTGGTGCTACAAGTTCTGGCGCAGCGGCAGTTGCGGGAACAGCAAACACAGGTGGTGGCGGTGGTGGAGGTTCTACCATAACAACTCTTAGCGGCGCTGCTGGCGGCTCCGGCATTGTTATCCTCAAGCTGAACTAACATGAAGAAGTACCAACTCTACGGAATAGATACGGCAATGCAGTTGCTGCGTCCTAACGCCAAATGGGAAATCAGCAACCGCACCATCACGCGCTGGGAAGATGACCGACCATGCCCAACATGGGAAGAAATAGACGCAACGATGGAAAAGATTAAAGCGTTCGAGGACTCTATACCGACTATCTGGACAGTCAAGATTTTGGAAGAATTGGAGATGTAATGGCACACTTTGCAAAGATTGAAAACGGCATCGTCACGCAAGTGATTGTGGTGGGCAATGAAGACACCGCTGACACACACGGCACAGAGAAGGAGTACATCGGTGCGGCTTTCTGTGAACGCCTGTTTGGTGGCGATTGGAAGCAGACCAGCTACAACGGGCGCATTCGCAAGAACTACGCTGGCATTGGCTACACCTACGATGAAGGCCGGAATGCGTTTATCCCTCCGCAGCCATTTCCAAGCTGGACATTGGTAGAAGACACTTGCCAGTGGGCAGCACCTGTTGCTATGCCGACCGAGGGCATGTACACATGGGATGAAGCCACTACTTCTTGGGTGCAAACATGAACGAAAAAATTGCCGTCTCCACGCCCCTGCTGAACGCCGTCCTTGGTTACCTTGGCGACCGCCCCTACAAGGAGGTGTTCCAGTTGATTGAGGCCATCCAAAAAGAGGCCAAAGAAGCCATTGAACCAAAGGCAGAGTAATCGTGGAGAACCAGCAGCTATTCAACATTGTCGTGGCGATTGCTGGGTTTTTTGCCGTCTACGTCATAAACAGCATGACCCGGCAGATTCAGAAGCTCGAAGATAAAGTCAACGAAATTCCGACCACCTACGTCATCAAGGGTGACTACCGCGAGGACATCGCAGAGGTCAAGACCATTCTGAAGCAGATTTTTGACAAGCTCGACAGCAAGGCTGACAAATGAATGCGCGGCTTAGTCGTATTTTTGATTGCCGCTTTTGTGTACGGCGCGACG